GCTTGTTGCGGGAGCCTCACTGAGATCTCTCAGAATGGTTTTCAACCCCCCTAGGAGAACTTTCTCTGGAGTCGACCGATGCCAGCCAGATACCGAGAACGCGATCTTAGGATTACCCATACTGGATCTTACTGGTCCAGTATCGGCCCTACGACTGTGTTCAAGGATAGGCTGCTCGGTAGGTGGGAGAGTAATGAGGACTTCCATGGCAACCCGACCGGGGTTAACCCCCTGTCGATTGTCAAGAAGGACTATTATCCTGCCGCCCTCAATGGCCAAAGGCATACTTCCGGCGGGGTTTTGTCTCGTGAATTCACGGACTTTCCCGTTGGTCTTACGCCAGTGGCTCTTGATCCACGTGCTAAATGGCCGATCCTCACCGTTCCGGAGAGGTCTGCCATTGCGTGGAAGATTCTCGCTGAGTCGAATCCAAGCGCACCTCATGTGAGCTTGCCTTCGTTCTTAGGAGAACTCAAGGACTTCACTTCGTTGATAAAGGGGCGTGGCGACACCCTGCTAAAGCAGGCAGCACAGGGGTATATCTCCTGGCGCTGGGTCGTCAAACCGCTTTATAACGACCTGCAGGCGATGCTAAAGTTCACGGAGGCCGTAAATCAACGGCTCACCTGGCTTTATCATCTTCGGCAGGGAAAGTTTCTGAAGAGAAGGGTACATCTAGGTGTATCCGAGATAAAGGACGCCCCAACGAATGTAACACTACATTCGGAGGGGGTCATTATCTCTGGACAGCGTCAAGTGACCTGGCGCAAAGAAGCGTGGGGCACGGCCCAGTGGAAACTGGAACCGGGCAGTACTCTTCCTCAGATGGGATACGGACCGCTCAAGAAATTGAGCGCCGCCCTAGCTGGGGGGATTACTTCACATGAGACGCTAGCCACTGCATGGCAGTTATGTCCATGGAGTTGGTTTGCCGATTGGTTTACGAATCTCGACGAAACAATCGCCGCGACGAATAACACAATCGGTTGCACCTGGAGCAAGATTTGCTATATGCAGCGCACCTCTTCGGTGACGACGTATACAGTAACATCTGCTTTACCGCTTAACTGGACTACGTTATCTCTAACGGGTCCACATTATGCGGAATTTGTCAGGAAGGAGCGACTACCAGTCACTCCTGTCCTACCCTTCACTTTCTCCTACCTTCCCATTTTAGATAGTGGGAAGTGGTCGATCCTAGGTGCTCTTGCTCTCTCTCGGGGGCGTTAGCCCTCGGGTCATAGCATGGTGTCTAGGAAAGGGAATCTCCTGTGTTAGGAAACACACTCGTTCTTCCTCAGGCTGGTGGTGACATCACCCTGATCAAGATCAATCAGGATGGGTATTCTTCGGAATACCTGTTCCGCAACACCACCGACGAGTACCGTGCCAAGATTCGTCACACGACGGTCAAGGCAACGGACCTCTATCCGGCAATGGATCGTCACAACTT